AATACTGTATTAAAGGCCATTGATTTCTCCTCTATTGCCTGTTATTGAACTATGCCGCGCTTTCTTGCTTCAGCATAGATTTTTCTGTGATCTGGATTGGTTAAATCCATTTTGCTAATATCAAAGTTTTCAATGCTGGTTGATCCATTCACACTGCTTTGAGTGTGTGTTGTAGCAGGTGCTGCCGCTACAAAATGAGGATTGCTGTTCAAGAACTCATTCACCAACACATCTGGTGTCAGTGGATTACCTGAATCATCGTAGCGAACTTGACCGTTGTTGTCAACGACCTCTGCACTTCCATTGGCACCCAAGCGAACTTGGTTTCTAATCAGTTGTACCACTTGTTGTGGATTCACTGCTTTGTGCTGTGCCGCTGCATTCAACAAAGGTGTGTTCACTGTGTATTCCTCAATGATCGCATTTTTCTCTGATATCTCTGCGTCTTTTTTTGATGCCAAATCCTGTAAAATCTTTTCAAATTCACCACGTTTGATTGCTTCTTCTTGTTTTTGTTTTTCAGCAGTTTCACGTATATTTCGTAATTCGTCTAGATCTCCTAGTTCGCCAATTTGTTTTTCAAACTTACTGGTAAGACTCTTTTTTAGTCCTGCCATGTGGTTATCAAACTCTTCTTGACTGTAGGTTTTGGTTGATTCCTGAATTTGTTCTTTAACTGGGGCTTCAGTTGCCACTGGTGTTTCCAACGATTCTGCGCTCATTGTAGGCGTACCTCCTTTAGTGTTTGAGTAAACATTTCTGTAATGTATTTATACATCACAGATCAAAACGGTTTATTTTCCGTATTTTTTGCCTTTTTTCTTTCTCATTCTCATGATCTTCTCCCTTAGCTGCGCCCTCACGCTTTATTCTGTTTCAACTGGTATCCAATAGTGTCTACAGTTGTATCCACCTCTGTCAGTGAATGGATTGCTGCCTGATTTGCCGCCCCAACTTTCACTCCATAAATCATTTATGGTGTCTATGTCAAGTGTTTGCCCATCCAAGTTTTGGCACCATTCTCTGCTGTTTTCAACAGTGCCGCCTGCGTATGTAAAACGTTCAATGTTTTTTCTACGGCTTCTGTTGCCTGTAAATGCACCGTCAAACCTCATAACCACAGTCTCTGCTACTCCTTTGAGTGTATCACTCAAACTACCCGCTGTGGCAATACCGCCTAACCTGGTCGCAATGGTTTTTCTAAGTTTGCGATATTCTTCAGGATCTCTGTTGGGGTCTTGTAGCAGTTTGCCTAGACGTGTTTGCAGTCTAGTTGTGGTTGGGTCTCCAGTGCTCATCATCAATCCACTGATACTGCCTCTGGCATTGGCAACAAGTTCTGCTGTGGCCATTCCTGTGACTGCACCTGCTACCACCAAACCCGTCACAGTTTCTGCGTGATTCATAATGTTTTCTCTTATTGTTCCAGCAGCATCTTCCACAAGTAGATTCTCTATGTTGATGTCTTCTGGTTCAACACCGCCGCCTATGCCAGCTTCTGTTTGTGCTGCTACAGTGTTGGCACTCACAGTTCTCAACTCCTGTGCATTGCTGGCAAGATTGTTTGCAGCAAGTTGATATGCACCTATGATACTGGTTCTACTGGTATCACCTGATTCTATGAGATTTGCTACAGTTGTTTCAATGCTTTTGGTCACACTGTTGCTGGCATCAATCATGGTGTTGATGTTGGTATCTAATACTTCACTGTGAAGTAGTGCTGCCATTAGTGTACAAATCCTCTACTCACCAAATCCAAGTGTTGTGCTTCACTGGTGACGTTTACAGTTTCACCTGTGACAGGATTTGTCATTGTGTGTGTTTCAAACTCTGGAGTTTCTATGTTTTGCTGTATTTCATTTAGTAGTATAGGATCGTCAACCACCAGTTCAACAATCTTCTTGTTGATTTCAGTTTGGAACTGTGGATTGTTTACACCTGAACTTCTTGCTTTGATCAAAAAGTCTAGGTCTGTGCTGGTGTCACGTATGTTGTACTGATGTGGATAATCAATCTTAGCGTTGTATGGCACACCTAGATATTTGTGTATCAGTCTCCAAATGTTTTCTTCTGCGCTTTCCAGTGCATCTGCTTTTTCACTCAAACGACTTGCCAGCATCATAAATTCTGTTTGCATGGCAATGCCACTCATTGTTTTTGATTCAGTTGCACGGATAGCACCTGTGTTGGCCATCTTGTCAATGCTTTCCACAGCGGTGTTGATTGTATCAATGATTTGTGCAATGTTTGCACCACTACTTTGCAGTATGTAGGGTTTGAGTCCTGGATCCAAATCATCTGGCATTTGAATGATTGAACCTGCACCTGCGCTTGCAAGAGTGTTTTCTGTTTTTGCCAATGTTGGGTGGCTGTCTAGTCTAACTGTTTGTTCAATTTCACTCAATAGGTTGTAGATGTATTTTTGTTGATCTGCAATGTCGCCAATGTCAGTAAATCCAATGCCTCTGATGATGCCACGTTTGTTGTAGGCACACACCGCTGGTATTTCGCCCAATCCGTTTGATTCTTCTGTGATGCTTATTTTTACATTCTTGTCATCCAGTATCACAGTTTTTACAGTTTCAGGTGTCCATTCTTTAACGGTTTTTTCACTACCGTTGACTTCTTCAATGTATTTGAAATACGCCAAGCGATAAGCACCGCTGGCAGTTCTAGTGTATCTCCAGTCCAACACCATCAATGGTGTGACTGTGCTCAAGTATGGTCTTACACCTGCTGCTATTTCGTCTGCTACTGTGATTGCACCTATGTTGGGCTTTGAAACTATCACCCATACATGACCAAATATACTGTTGTACACACTAACGTCTTTCATGAACTGATTGAAACTTCTGTTGTCCATATCAGCGTCATTTAGGATTGCGTCTATTGCTGGGTTGTTGCTGAGACTGCCTAAATCTCTAACAGGTGCTTGACGGAAAATAAACGAAGTATAAACACCAATGATGCTTTGGCAGTGATTTTGCAGTGGGGTGTTTCTCAGTCTTGCAGCGTATTCAGGTTGTGTTTCCAACTGATATTTGACTAGGTGGCCTGCGTTTTCATATTCTTCGCCACCTATGTATGATTCAAGTAAAAATTGCCAATAATCATGGTACTCGTTGTATAGAGGATTTCCACTCATATAATGGGCAATTTGACTTTCAATGGTATCTATAGCATCCATTGCTTGTCCTTCCTATATAGGTTATCTTGTAGTGTAATTACCTTGTATTTATGCACAGTATTATGTAAATGCCTAAAAAAGGTGCTCAAATGGTTATTCTGCCTGCTCCCCAACTCAAGTTCTGGCTAGTTGGTGCTGGTTTGCGTATGGGATATAGATATGCAACTGCATAACTCAGTGCGTCCCACATATGGTCATATCCGCTGTCTTTGGATGGTATGCTGGTGCCAATCTTATAACTGTGTTTCTCAAGACATTCAATTGTACGCTTGCACTTGGGATCCACATACAAGTTAACCTCGCCTAGTGCATTGGTGAATCTTGCATTGGTTGCATTGATTCTGTCTTTGACTGGATCGTGTTTGCGTGGTGCTTTTACTACAAATCCTGCATTGCTGAGTATCACGTGATCACTGCGTCCTGCACTTGATGTCTGGCTTCTGCTGCCACTTGGATCTGGGAAAGCGTATATTTTTTCTGTGGGATATCTTGAACGTATTTCTGCTACCAGTTCGTCAGTGTTTGATGAATATATTTCAATCTCGTCTATCACATGCAGTGTTGTACCCAACCTTGAGATCACACTTGCACTGATTGGATTCAAGTTGAAGTCAATGCCTATGTAGAGTTCTTTGGGTGTGGAGTGTTCATATGGTGCAACATTCTTCTCTCGTGTAAATGCGTAGGCTACTCTGCTGCCTATGTCTTCAAAGGATGCTTCAAACTCCTGTCTAAACTGACTGTCAGTCATGTCTGCACGGGCAGCTTCAACTTCTTCCTCTGGTACCATTCCTGCAGCCAGTGTGGTAAGTTGCCAAGTGTTCCATCCTGGTGTGGTTTGTGCTGCCACATACAAGTCGTAGAAATAGTTGCCTTTGCCAGTGGGTGTGCTGATAAACATTGCATCACCTTGTTGATCTGCCAGTGCTGGGCGTATTACTTCTGGGAACAAATCAGGATCACAAAACGCTGCTTCGTCAATCACACAGTATGCTAGACTCACACCACGTAGTGCATGGATGTTTTCGCTGCCTTTGAGTGAGATGGTGCTGTTGTTTTTCAGTGTTATACTAAGTTCACTTTCGTTGATCTTTTTCACCCAACGTAGATCCAGCAGTCTTTCTTTGAGTGGTTTCCAAGCAATCATCTTGGCTGCTCTATAACTGCTGGTGATGTAGAATATTTCTCTATTGGCAATGTGTGCATACCAACACAGTTGTCGTATACTGAGATAGGTCTTCCCTGCACGTCTGCCTGCACATATTATTTTAAATCTGCTGGGATCATTTGCAACCTGTTGTTGCCAAGGTGCTAGTTTCACGTTGACGTAAAATCCTTTAGTTGTAGTTCAGCACTCAGCAGTCTAGCGTTCATGCTTTTGATACGGTTTTGTTGCAGTGTTGCATGATGTATCAATTCGTCTATGGTGTTGCTTTGGTTTTTTACTTCTCTTGCAAGTTCATTCTGTAGATTGGTGAGTTCCATTAAGTGTTGATATGGGTCAAAGTCTGGGATCATAGTTTGCCTGATTTCATTTTAAAATGATCTCTTCTGGTGCAAACAGTGACATTGTGCAGTGCCCACTCACCGTCGTAGTCATATCTTGTAAGGCAGAGGTCATTCACACGCCTGCCACGCTGTGCCCAAAGATCGTCAGTCCACAGCCAGCACCAATCTTCAAAGTTGAGTTCGTATGTTTCGCCTCTGAAATTGGCTTGGGCTCTGTGTTTGTGCCAAGCATAGTATTTGTCTCTCAACAGGTCATCGCTGCCAAACTTTCTAAATTCAGGTCGCCAGCGATATTTTGTTCCTATGGGTACATACTTCATACTATTGCTGCGATATACTCAACGGCCTGAACAATTGCACTAATGGCAACTATCACATAAATTAGGTCTATCAATCTTTTTACACTGTGTGTTAAGCTATCTTTCACGGTTTTCTCCAAAGGTTTTTGTCAGCACTAGGTTGTGTGTGGTGTGCTGTGTTTCTTCTACAAATCTCTTGTATGCTGCATCATTGAGACTCACACTCATATCAGGTAGCAGTGTGCCTCCTAGTTTGCGAAAGTTGTAGTATTCTGGTTCGCTGGTGGTGTATACAAATTTCATTTAAACAGTTCCTCATATGTGTTAGGCTTTAATTTGCCAATGCTGCTGTCGTCATTGGGTAGATCAATCGCCATTGCTGGATTATACACTCTTTCTCTCAACTCCATCATTGTGTTCCACAACACGCTTTTAACACTTTTTCCTGTGCTAAACTGCTTTTCTTCTTTGAGCAAACGGTGTTCATCTTCTCTGTACGGGTTGAGTATGTTTGGGTGAACTTTGCCGTATTTGGCAATGTGTCCTGCGAGTGTGATAACATTGTCTTCCAACCACTGTGGCATAGTATAGCGTGTGTGATCATTTACACGGATTGCATCACTGAACACACGCAACCAAAACTCATTGTCTAGGTCGTGCCAATCGTGCAAAAATCCTTGTTTGCCACGACTGCTGGGCAGTTTGCCCTTGGTGTTGATGTAGTCGTTCATTTCATCGCAAATTGTTGCTAGTGCTGCCATTTTCACTCTCCTTTTTCACTGGTTTCAACTTTGCTGTTGCTGTCTTTGTTGCCATTGCTGTCTCCTTCTATCCACGGTAATGCTTCGTTGCTTTCGTTGTTGACTTCGCTCATACCCAGTACTGCCTTGGCTAGAAATATCTGTACAGCCGCGTTCATATTGGTACAGGCGTTTTTCATCATTGCACGTCTCAATTTAATCTTAGTCATCTCTCTGCCTTTTTGCAGTTCTGCGACAAAGTTTCGTGCAATGGTTGCATCACTTACATTGTAGAATCTACCAATCTCTTTGTTGTTGAGTCCTAGTTCAGCAAGTTCATACACTTGCTCTGGGGGTATTACAGTTTTGTCCCAGCCGCACTCAATGCCAAGTATAGTGCCTTCTACAATGGTGTTCATCTTAGCACCTTTTTTTGGTCCTGGTTGTTTTTTATCCAATTATTCTACTCCAAATTTCGTGCAAATTCCAACCCAACAGTACAGCATTGATCAATGCTAATAGTGTGAGCAGGTAAAGTATTTTATTTTCTAAATCTTGTTTTTTCATACTTGTATTTATGCATTGAGATAAAAACTGTGGTAAAAAAGGGCCAGTTTTACTGCTTTAGCCCAGGCAGGTTCTTTTAGGCTGCCTCCTTTAAACCATAAATTTTAACCAGTTCATTCCAAGTGTAGGCATTATACTCACTGCTTACATCTTGCTTATTACCTGATGTGTTGTTTATGAGGGTAAAATACATCTGGTTGCTTTTATAGTCTCTTTCAAGTGTTGCTGTGTAGGTTTCGTCAATGCAATTGAAGTTTGTGTTTATTAGTGTCATCACGCTGTCTCCTCTAACTCTGCATACAGTTCTGCTTTAAGTGCATTTACATCTAATGCATCATCGCAAGTGATCAACTCGTCTAACTCATCATAGATGTCATCAGGCATATCCCACTTCTCGTCTGCATATTGTGGTAAGTATGACAGTTCATGCCAACCCCAATCGCAATCTGCATAATCACCGTGGTGAGCACCAAATGCATAACCTTTATATGTGCCACGCACACACAACTCGTTATCTACTAACCATTTTTTTGTAATCTTAATCATCACGCTGCCTCCTCTAACGCTGTTTTCTGTTCTTCTGCCCAAGCAACTATTTGCTCTGCCATCTTACTATAATCAAAATCATCATCCCAGTAAAAGGCATCTGTGTTGTATCCATTTTCTTTCAACACTTTGTCTACTGCATCAATTATGTCCATTTGTAAAAATAAGTTGTCCATCACACTGCCTCCTCTACCATAGTATATGTTTTAATAGGTGTTCCTTCATAATCAAACAATCCAATGCTATATTCACTATCACCATCGTGTATTTCATCTATATCCCAATCATCCACGACAATGTCTGCACTGTCTAACAAATCACTGATAGCATATATTACACCTAAATAATCACCAGTGCCATTTTCATTTGCGTGTATAGCTTTGCTGACTGTTGGATGATTCAAGTAAATAGTTCCAATACCGTGTGCCTTACACGTCACAAATAAATC